ACTTTTGTGAGTCAAGGTAGAGCACTTGGAGAACTCGGACATCCCGAAGGACCAACTGTAAATCTTGATCGTGTATCCCACAAAATTACCTCGCTCGTAAGAGAGGGAAATAATTTTAGAGGAAAAGCGACTTTACTATCTACTCCAATGGGTAAGATTGCATCATCATTGCTAGATGAAGGAGTCAAACTTGGAGTTTCTTCTCGTGGTGTTGGTTCACTTAAAGAAAGTAGTAATGGTTGTAAAATGGTTGGAGAAGATTTTCAATTAGCAACCGCTGCCGACATAGTGGCAGACCCTTCCGCACCAGACGCTTTTGTGAATGGAATCATGGAAGGAAAAGAGTGGGTTTGGGAAGGAGGTTCACTTCGAGAACAACTCGCTGAAAAAACTGAGAAGCGTATTAATACACTTGTCACACAACAAAGATTAGAGGAAAAGAAGCTAAGTCTGTTTCAAGATTTTCTAAATAACCTCTAAATGTAAAAGATCTATAAATAAGTATAGATTCTTACGAATTCAATTAAAAAGACTGTAACAACTTACACGAAATGGAAAACATCGAAGAAAATCAGGTCACAGCGGGAGCAGCAAAAGCTGATCCTATGCCAGCATCAGGAGTTCCAGTAGAGGATCTTGGTGGACCTACACCAGAAAACTACAAGCCAGATGACGATTCTGCAAAACTTAAAGAACCTGCAGCGACCCTTGCTCAAGTCAAGGATATCGTAAATGCAAAGGCAGCTAAGGCAGAAGAAGCTGAACCTGAAGGCGATGTAATAGAAGAAGAGGAAACAGAAGCAACTACTGATGAAGTCGTTGCTGAAGAAGAAACTTCTGAAGAGGAAGTTGTTGCAGAAGCAGAGGAAACTTCCGAAGAAGAAGTCATCGAAGAAGAAGAGGAGAAAATCGACATCGAAGCAGATGTCGCTGCTCTAATCGAAGGTGAAGAACTTTCTGAAGAGTTCCAAGCAAAAGCAAAAACTATCTTTGAAGGAGCAATCAGATCTAAGGTTGCAACAATCAAAGAAGATTTGCAAGAAGCCTATGCTCAAGCACTAGTTGAAGAACTAGATGAAATTAAGAAAGGCTTAACAGAAAGAGTTGACTCTTATCTCGAATATGTTTGTGATGAGTGGTTCCAAGAGAACGCATTACAAGTAGAGACAGGACTCAAATCTGAAATGACTGAATCCTTCCTAGAAGGTATGAAGTCACTATTTGAAGAACATTATGTAACTGTACCTGAAGAAAAATATGATGTACTTAATAGCATGGTAGATAAACTTGATGAAATGGAATCAAAACTCAATGAGCAGATTGATCGCAATGTTGCTCTAAATCGTAGATTGGCAGAATCCAATGCAGATGGCGTTTTCGCTTCTGTATCTGAAGGTCTTGCAGACACTCAGAAGGAAAAACTCGCTTCTCTTGCCGAAAATGTTGAGTTTGAAAGTGAGACAGACTATCGTGAGAAACTAGAAACACTTAAGGAATCTTATTTCCCAAGTAAAACTAGTGCTCCAAAGAACACCTCTGAGAATTTATCAGAAGAGGTTTCAACAGATGAAGTAATCTCAGAAGAGGTTGCTCCAAGAATGCAAGCCTATCTAGATGTTCTTTCCAGAGCTGTTAAAAAGTGAATTTAACATTTATTCAAACAATAAACCGTAAGAGGTAAATTTCAAATGCAAATGTATAACACAGAACATTTGCAGGAAAAGTGGGCACCTGTCCTCGACTATGATGGAGTTGATCCAATCAAAGACGCTCATAGAAGAGCTACAACCGCTATCCTGTTAGAAAACCAAGAAAAAGAATTAAGAGAGGAAGCATCATTCCTTTCAGAACAGCCAACTAACTCAGCTGGAACTGCTGGTTTTTCTGCTAGTTCAACTGCTGCAGGTCCTGTTGCAGGTTTCGACCCAGTATTAATCAGTCTAATTCGTCGTTCAATGCCTAACTTGGTGGCATACGATTTAGCTGGGGTACAACCAATGAATGGTCCTACTGGACTTATCTTCGCAATGAGATCCAGATTCACTTCACAGAGTGGAACTGAAGCACTATTCAACGAAGCAGATTCAGCATTCTCTGGTCAGAATGAAGGTTTCGACCTAACATCTGGTTTCACTGCAACTGGTGCATCTAACGTTGGTTTAGGTACAACTGCTCAGAGTGGTTCAAATCCAGGATTACTTTCTGGTACTGCATCTCAAGCAAATGCTACTGACTACAACGTTGGTCAGGGTATGAGAACAGATGACGCTGAAGATTTAGGTACATCTGGAGATAACTTCAACGAGATGGCATTCTCAATCGAGAAAGTCACCGTGACTGCGAAGTCCAGAGCTCTAAAAGCAGAGTACAGTTTAGAACTTGCTCAAGACCTTAAGGCAATCCACGGATTGAACGCTGAGGCTGAGTTAGCAAACATTCTATCAACTGAAATTCTTGCTGAAATCAACAGAGAAGTTATCAGAACAATCTACAAAACTGCTGAGACTGGTGCTCAGGTTAACGTAGCATCTGCTGGTACATTCAACTTAGACACCGACTCAAACGGAAGATGGTCTGTTGAGAAATTCAAAGGACTTCTATTCCAGATAGAAAGAGATGCGAACGCAATCGCACAAAGAACTCGTCGTGGAAAGGGTAACATCATCCTTTGCTCTGCTGACGTTGCTTCTGCACTTACAATGGCTGGTGTTCTAGATTACACCCCTGCACTTAACGTTAACTTAAACGTAGACGACACAGGTAATACATTTGCTGGTGTTATCAACGGTAAGTATAGAGTCTACATCGATCCATTCGCTGCTAACAGTGCTGCAACTCAGTACTATGTTATCGGATACAAAGGTACTTCACCTTACGATGCTGGTCTATTCTATTGTCCTTACGTTCCACTACAGATGGTTAGAGCCGTTGGTCAGGATACATTCCAACCAAAAATTGGCTTTAAGACTCGTTACGGAATGGTTGAGAACCCATTCTCACAGGGTACAACACAAGGATCAGGAACACTTACTGTTAACGCTAACCGTTACTACAGAAGAGTATCTGTTACAAACCTTATGTAAGTCATATTGCATATTTTTTACAGAGACCCGAAAGGGTCTCTTTTTTTGTGTCTAAATAGTAACATGGACGATAAAGAAGCTGCAAAACTTATTATCAAAAGATCGAAGAAAAATCCAATTTTATACTCACACGCTGAGATTCTTTATGTTAAAAGAATCAAAAAATTGCAAAAAAGTAAATGACTGATTCAGTATCACCCTTTGACAAACAAATAGCCAATAGGAACTACATGTCTCCTCTTGGGTTTAAGTTGATTTTAACTAAAACACCAAAGGTTGATTTTCTTTGTCAATCTGCGAACATACCTCAAATAAGCATGGGAACTGCTGTTCAACCAACTTATTTGAAGGATATTCCTGTGCCTGGCGATAAAGTTTTGTATGATGATTTGACCGTTCGTTTTCTAGTAGATGAAAAGATGGAAAACTATCTTGCAATCTACAAATGGATCACTGGCCTTGGATATCCAGAATCTCTAGGACAATATGATCAACTTAAAAAAGATGACATCAGAACTGATGCAAGTGTAAGTGATGAGGGAGATCCACTTTATTTTCAATACTCGGATGCTACTTTACAAATTTTAAGTAGTAACTATAGACCAAGTATTCATGTGAATTTTAAAGATGCATTTCCAATCGCACTCTCAACATTAGACTTTGATGTTACAACTCGTGATTATAATTACTTCACAGCAGAGGTAACATTTAAATACACCATTTACAATATAACCGATCCAAACGGTAATCGAATCGACAACTATTTTAAAAAATAATTTTATATGATAAATCTTGATAAGATTCAGTCCATGTGGCAAGAGGACTGTAAGATTGATATTGATAACATGCATGAAGAATCTATTAAAGTTCCTCAACTGCATTCAAAATATCATGAGATATTAAACAACTTAATTTTATTGCGAACAAAAGCTCAAAAGATACAAAAGAGTGTTCGTCATGAAAGATATGAATACTATTCTGGTAAGGCAGATCCAGAAGTGTATGAGAGAGAACCATTTCCAAAGAAAGTTAGAGATAAAGATGCACTGATAAGATACATGGATGCTGATGATCGAGTATCAGATGCTAATTTAAAAGTTGAATACTATGATGTGATGATAAATTACACAGAAAGTATTCTAAAACAGATATCAAATCGTACATATCAGATTAAAAACTCAATTGAATGGCATAAATTCCAAGCTGGATTTACATGACCCACTTAATTATTAAAAAGAAAAACGAAGTCTTTGTTACGATAGACTCAGAACAATATGTGTATCATGAACTTTCAGATCATTTTACATTTGAAGTTCCTGGCGCTAAGTTTATGCCGCAATATCGTAATAAGTATTGGGATGGAAAGATAAGACTTTATGATATGAGAAAGAATGAGATTTACACTGGTCTTGTAGATCGAGTCATATCATTTTGCAATCGTAAGGGATACACTTATGAGTTTGAAGGTAGTAAATTTTATGGTTTGCCACTCGAAGAAAATGAGATGATATCGCCAGAGGGTGTCACAGATTATGTAAAGAGTATATCAAAACACAAACCCAGACCATATCAAATCATGGGTATCCATGATGC